AAGCGTTTAAAGACATAAGTTTATCGTTTAAACCTCATCCAGTCACAAAAGATCTACCTATTTTAACGAACGAAAGAGCAATTTCTCGTTCTGTACGTAATATTGTGGAGACAATACCGACTGAAAAATTTTTTAACCCTGATTTTGGGTCAGATGTATATAAAAGTCTCTTTGACTTTGTTGATTTTGGTACTGCCAACATAATTCAAGAACAAATTAAGACTTCGATTAAAAATTTCGAACCAAGAGTTGATAATGTAAGGGTTGAAGTTGACCCAAGACCTGATGAAAATGAGTTTGAGGTCACTATCATATATGATATTGTCGGTCAAGAGTTCCCAACTCAAGAATATTCATTCATATTAGAGGCTACAAGGTAATATGCCTTTTTCAAATTTTACAAATCTTGATTTCGATCAGATAAAAACGTCAATTAAGGACTATCTTCGTGCAAATACCACTTTCAGTGACTTTGACTTTGATGGTTCGAACTTTTCTGTCTTAATTGACACATTAGCATACAATACTTACATCACAGCATTCAACTCAAATATGGTTGTGAATGAATCTTTCCTAGATTCTGCCACTTTGAGGCAAAATGTTGTATCATTAGCGAACAATATTGGATATACACCACGATCAAAAACGGCAGCAAACGCACAGATATCTTTTGATGTACAAATAACTAATAATGTAAGTTCAGTGACCTTAAAAGAGGGTTTAGTGTGCACTGGTGATGTAAATAATGAGACATATACCTTTGCAATTACTGAACCAATTAGCACAACCGTTGTGAATGGTAAAGCAAAATTTGAAAATGTGAATGTTTATCAAGGAATTTATTTAGAAAAAACATTTACATATGATGGATCACTTGATCAGAGATTTATTTTAGACAATGATTCAATTGATGTATCTAAAATTGTAGTTTTTGTTAGAGACTCTGGAAGTTCTGGAGGAGTTGAGTATCAAGTTGTGGATAATATTATAAATGTTAACTCTGAATCAAAAATATATTTAATAAACGAAATTCAAGATGAAAAATACGAATTAAAATTTGGGGATGGATTTTTCGGTAAAAAATTAGGTAGTAGTTCAGGTGGTAGTGGTGCAGATGGTGATGAAATCTTAGTAAAGTATATTACCACTGATGGTGAAGAAGGAAATGGTGCTCAAAAATTTGTTTTTAGTGGAAAAATAGTAGATAGCAATAATGTAAGTGTTAATGCGGATAATATTTCTGTAAAAACAGTTTCTAAATCACAAAACGGTGGAAATATTGAACCAATTGACTCTGTTAAATATTTTTCTCCTATTACATATGCTGCTCAAAACAGAGCAGTGACCGCAAGGGATTATGAAGCTATAATTAAGAAAATTTACCCAAATACTGAGTCAGTTTCAGTGATTGGTGGTGAAGAATTGGATCCTCCAGAGTTTGGAACTGTTGCGATCAGTATAAAACCAAAAAATGGTAATTTAGTTTCCGATTTTTCAAAAAATCAAATTTTATCTGGTTTAAAACAATATTCTATTTCAGGTATCAATCAAAAATTAGTGGACTTGAAATTATTATACATTGAAATTGTGTCAAATGTCTATTACAATGATTCATTAACATCAAATGTGAATACATTAAAGACAAATATCATAAATTCTTTAACTGCATACTCAAAATCAATTAATTTAAATAAATTTGGTGGTAGATTAAAATATAGTAAATTACTTAAAACTATTGATGATACAGATCAATCAATTACCTCTAATATTACTCAAATTATAATAAGAAGAGATTTAAATGTGGCAATAAATCAATTTGCTCAATATGAACTATGTTTTGGTAATAAATTTTATGTTGATAAAAGTGGATTTAATATAAAATCGACAGGATTTACCATATTTGGACAATCTGGGACATTATACTTCTCAGATATTCCTAATTCTGATTTAAAAACTGGTATTTTAAGAATAATTAAGATACTTGATGATGGGAAAATTGAAAGTGTAGTTTCTTCTGCTGGATCTGTTGATTATGAGAAAGGTGAAATTAATATATCTACAATTAATTTTTTATCATCAGTTAAACCAAACAACGTTATTGAAATTCAAGCATTTCCAAGATCAAATGATGTAATAGGATTAAAAGATTTATATGTGGATTTAAACATTTCTAATAGCTCAATAAATATGATTAGAGACGTTATTTCATCGGGTGATGAAGTTTCTGGAGTACAATTTGTACGAGATTTTTATTCATCAAGTTATCCAAACGGAGAAATAATTAGAAAATGATAGAAACAGGTTTTGTAAGTAAAGTAAAAATACAAGATGTTATATCAAACCAACTCCCCAACTTTATTCGGGACGAGAGTGATAAAACTGTTGATTTTCTAAAACAATACTATATTTCACAAGAATATCAAGGTGGTCCTGTTGATATCGTTGATAATTTAGAAAATTATTTGAATGTTAATAATCTAGTTCCAGAAGTTATAGTTGATAGTTCTACCACAGTTGGTCTTACCACAATTGGTGCTGAAACAATCAATGTTACCAGCACAAAAGGATTCCCAAATGAATATGGTTTATTAAAGATTGGTAATGAAATAATCACTTACACTGGAATTACCACAAATTCTTTTATTGGATGTGAACGTGGATTTAGTGGTATTACTAGTTATCATTCAGAAATGAGTGAAGAAGATTTAGTATTCAGTTCCTCATCTGCATCAGAACATGAAAATTTATCTACAGTTCAAAACTTAAGTTCTCTGTTTTTAAAAGAATTTTATAAAAAATTCAAAAAAACATTTTTACCTGGATTAGAGGAAACAGACTTTCAACCAAAGTTGGATGTTGGGACATTTATAAGTGAAGCTAGATCATTATATGAAACAAAAGGAACAGAGGAATCTTTTAGAATTCTTTTTAATATTTTATACGGAATAACTCCAAAAATTTTAAATTTAGAAGAGAAATTAATTAAACCATCTTTTTCTAAGTATGTTAGAAGGAGAGTTTGTATAGCTAAGTTATTATCAGGAAATCCAAAAAAACTTGAGGGTCAATCCTTGTTAAAAGGTTTAACTGGTCAAACACTTTTTCGAACTGATTTAGACTCTAGTAAAAGTGCATCCATTTCTGAGATAGAACCATTTGAGAGAAATTCTGGAATAACTGGAATTACTACTTACTTTAAAATAGGTTTGTTTGTTGGTTATGATGAAAATTCAGATATAGAAAATGATTTTGTTGTTGTTCCAACCACAAAAGTTTTATCAGGAGTATCAACAACTGATACTATCATATCAGTTGATTCAACAGTTGGTTTTGGAACTACAGGCACAATAATATCTGGAATCAACACTATTCAGTATACGGATAAAACAGTAAATCAGTTTTTAAATTGCACGGGTATAGATGTTGATATTAATCCATTGGAAGATATTAGATCTGATATTACATATTTTGGATTCGAAGATGGAGATATTAATAAAAAAGTTACTTTAAGATTGACTGGTGTATTGGCAGATTTTGAACAAATTGAAAAAGTTGATGTTGAAGAGGGTGATTTTATATCTATTTTAGGTTTAGGTGAAAAAGTTGAAAATGATAATTCAAGTTATAAAGAAAAATTTTGTAATTCTTGGGTTTACAATACTAGTTCTTCTTACTTTGTAGATAGTTTATCTGAATCGGAGTATTTTTTACGAAGCACAGTAGATGATTCAAGTTTAAAAAAGGGTGATTTTGTTGAGATAGTAATGAGGGATACTAATAATGTAATTGTTCCAAATTCAAATCCTATTCACGGTTCGATAAATATTGACCCACCTTTTGTTGAAAGTGTGACTTCAAACTCAGTGACACTTAGTGGCATACAAGCATCTTTAGAATACTTAACTGTTCCAAGTGAAATTAATAATAATCAACCACCATTAGGTAGTGCATCACAAATTCAAAATTTAAAATTAAGAAAAATAATTAACAAAGCATCGAGCACTGGAGCACCTTTAGAATATGGTAATAATAAAATTATTTCAGATGTTCAAAATGTATATATTGAAAAAAGTTCAGAAAATGCTTATGTGACATCTAATTCATTACCATCTTTTATTAACAATACATCATCTGAAAGATCCAAAGAAATTGATATTAACATAAAAACTATATCAGTTGATATATCAAATGTTGATAGTTTGAGTGGAAACACAGATGATCAACAAGATTTTAATACTATAATTTTTCCAGAAGATGTTCCATTTATAAGTGGTGATAAGATATTTTACTCTTATTCAAACGGAAGTGGACTTGTAGGTATAAAGACAGGCTCTTATTATGTTGATGTAATAGATTCAACAAAAAAGAAGATAAAGTTATATACGGCACCCACTAATATTGATGGTGGTCAAAGTTTAACTTTTTCAAGAAATACTGATAATGGGATAATTAAATTTGATTTATATTCACAAAAATCATCTATAATAAGTCCTCAAAAATTAGTAAAGAAATTTCCATTAAGTCAAAATATATCTAATGGTAACGAAGAATTGACTCCAACAGGTCAAACGGGAATGTTGGTAAATGGTGTAGAAATTACCAATTATAAATCTACGGATAATATATTCTTTGGTCCTTTAACTAAATTTGATATATTGGATGGTGGTCAAGATTATGATGTAATTAATCTACCTGAGATATCAATAGACGCAGGGATTGGAACTACTGCTTTAGTTCAACCTGTTATAAGTGGAAAAGTGAAAGAAATATACGCAGATCCTCAAAATTTTGATATTTCTGAGGTTATTTCAGCAGAGGTTGTGGGTGGAAATGGAAGTGGATGTGTTTTAGAACCAATTTTAGGGGAAAGATTTAGAGTAAATTTATTTGATACTCGAATAAGACCAAATGGTGGGGGAATAAATACAACTTCTCATCTAATAGTATTTCCAGAACCACATAATTTTACTGCTGGAGATGAAATAATTTATGATTCTTTTAATAATACAGGTATCGGAACAGGAGTTGCAAGTACTTTAATTAATAAATCAATTTATTATCCTAGTATTGTTAACTCTAATAGTATTAAATTACATAAAACAAGGGAAAATGCTGTAGCAGGAGTAGGTACAATAACTTTTAATGGAAAAAATGTATCAGGTGAACATGCTTTTAAATTAGGTTTAGTTAATACACTAGTAGATGTTAGAGTGGTTGAAGAAGGTGAGGGATATACAAATAGAAAACTTAGAGTAAATTCAAATGTAGGAATAAACACAATATTAGATTTGGTTACTTTTGAAGACCATGGATTTAATAATGGTGAATTTATCATCTACTCTTCTGATGGTACACCAATTACTGGATTAACAACATCAACAGGAATTACAACTACATCTAATTATTATCAAATTATAAAAGTTGATGATAATTCTTTCAGAGTTGCAAATGCTGGTATTGGGGGAACAATTACTGAAGATTACGAAAGAGGTAAATTTGTAGAATTTTCAACTAAAGGAACAGGATATCAAATTTTTTCATATCCAGAAATTACAGCAAATTTCCTTTTTAAAGTTGGTATTGGAAACACTACTATTAATTATAGTATTACACCTAAAGTAAGAGGAAGTATAATACAAGGATACTTATACGAAAAAGGAACAGGTTATGGATCAAATGTACTTAATAATCATAAGAAACCAACTGTAACATTAAAAAATGGAAAATTTGCATCAATAAGACCAATAATAGATAATGGTCAAGTCACGGCACTCAATATTGAAAATTATGGTAAAGAATATTTTTCAGAACCAAATATTGAAATTATAGATCCTACAGGATCTGGAGTGGGTGCAAAATTTAGACCAATAATTGAATTTGATTCAATTAGAAATACAAGTGTATTGAAAAGTGTTGTTATTGTAAATCCAGGTATTGGATATTCCACTGATAGTAAGATAAAAGTTGAACCTGCAGGTAAAGATGTAATATTTGATACTGAGGTAAGATCTTTGAAAGTTAATAAATTTTTAAAATATGGATTAACAAATCCTAGTGATTCTAATTCACTTCCAAAGATAAAAAATGATGAATATCAAATAATAGAAGATTTTAATAATAATTTAAAATATTCATTTGTTGGTTATTCAACATCATTATTTGGTAAATCTGATTTAATAGGTTGGGCTTATGATGGAAATCCAATATATGGACCTTTTGGTAGTAGTGATCCACAACAATTTTCAAATTTAAACACCAGATTAAAATCTGGTTATAAATCTAGTCTTAGTAACATTGAGGATAGACCATCTGGAAGACCTGAAGGTTTTTTCATTGAGGATTATAAATTTGATAATTCTGGTGATTTGGATGAACATAATGGTAGATTTGAAAAAACAAAAGAATTTCCTGAAGGAGTTTATGCTTACCATGCAACATTAGGTGATCTTGAGATACCAAGTTTTCCATACTTTATTGGTAATTCATATAGATCTAAATTAATAGATGATAATTTCACTAATATTGACCAAAGCACTTTTAATTTTAATACAGATGATATATTAAGAAATACTCTACCCTATAAAGTTGCGGATAAGTTTGCATCTAATGATTTTATCGTAGAAACTGGTGATATAAGAGATCAACAAGTGGAAATAGAAGACATATCATCAGGTTCCGTAACAGGATTTGATATCGTTAATGGTGGTTTAAATTATAAAGTTAATGAGTTTTTGAACTTTAATAATACTGGTACCTCTGGTGATGGTTTAATTTCAATCGTTTCTAGAATAGATGGTAAATCTGTTGAAAAAATAGAAACTACCATAGATAGAAACGATAGTACTATTATTGATTGGTCTGAGAATAATGTAAATTTCTTTACATCTGATAACCATAATTTAAATACAAATGATTTAGTAACTATATCAGGATTATCTTCGGATTTATCATCCTTAAATAATTCCTTTAAAATTAATGTAGATAGATTTACCACTACTACTATTTCAACAATATTCTCTGCATCACCTGGTATTACAACTGAGATATTTGTATCTAACATACCTAATTCAGTTTCGATTGGTAATAGTATTACTATTGGATTGGAAACTTTAAGAATTCAAGACATCTATAGAAGTATAAATGTTTTAACAGTAAAAAGACTCTCAAACACAGCACTTCATGCTAAAGGATCTGAAGTTAAATATCTTACCAATAAATTTAGTATTAGTAAACAAATATCTGAATTTGAATCTAAAAAAAATAAACAGTTATATTTTAACGCAGAACAATCCGTTGGATTGGGAAATGCTGATGGAACAGAAATTACTAAAACATTTTTCTTTGCTGGTAAGAATATAACAAGAAATATTCCAATAAGACAAATTTATATTGAAAATCATAATTTAAAAACAAATCAAAAGATTAAATTAACTAAACCTGCAAATACTGATATTTTAGTATCAAAAGATAATAATGTAAATGATTTTCCAATTCCAGAAATATTATTCGTAGTTAATAAATCTGCTAATACTATTGGTATAAAAACTGAAATTAATGCGGATGAACTTCACTTTAAATCCTTAACAAATGGTAATAATGATAATTTCTTAATTGAAACTCAATTTGATCAAATAGCATGCACAGCCGAAAAAATTGAAACAAAAGTAACAACCATCACCGAGCATGATTTAAAAACTGGAGATAATATTTCATTGCTTGTTCAACCATCTTTATCTGTTGGAATTGGTACATCAACTGATGTTAGAGTGGTTAGAGATAATTTAACAGGTAATGTTTTAATAAATCAATTAGGATTTACTTCAACGGGAGTAAATACAACCACAAATACAATTAATATACAAAATCATGAATTAAAAACTGGAGATAAAATAAAATATCAATCTAATGTTTTACCAGAAGGACTATCAAATAAAAATTATTTTATATACAGAGTTGATGATGATAATATAAAATTATGTGATACTTTGATTGATAGTAAACAAAATATTCCAAATATTATAGGCATAGGATCAACAGGTGGAAATTTACAATCAATATCTTTAATTAATCCAAAAATTGAAACTATAAAAAATAATAATTTAGTTTTTAATCTTTCAGACACATCATTAAGTGGTTATGATTTTAAATTATATTATGATAGTCAATTTAAAAATGAATTTACATCTGACGGAAAAAGTTCAGTTTTTAGTATTTCAACAACAGCATCAACACCAGTAGGATCCGCAGGTGCAGCTTTGACTGTTGGATTTTCAACTAATTTGCCAAATTTATTATATTATAATCTAGAAAAATCTGGTGTAATTGGTACTGTAGATACTTCAGTTAAAAATAATTCTCAGATACTCTTTGAATCGAGTTCTTATAATAATAATTACAGTGTTGAAAGAGTTATAATTGATGTTTCAAATGCAGGAATATCTAAAACGTTCACTGTTAATTTAAATAAAACTCCAGAAAAATTATCTTACCTCCCTGCAGAGTGCGATATTTTAAAATATGACACAAACTCTAAGACGACATCTGGGTCTATAAATTCAATTACCATACTTAGTGGTGGATTAAATTATAAAAAACTCCCAGAATTTATTGGTATTGGTGGAAGTTCAGTTGGTGTCGGTGCAGTTATCAAACCAATTTCTGATTCTATAGGAAATGTTGAGAAAGTACGAGTCATAAACGAGGGATATGAATATTCATCCGATAAAACTCTACAACCTGAAAGTTTAATAGCATCATCAGTTAATATTATTAATACAGACAGTTTAGGAATTGTCAGTGTAACTAATGGTGGAACAGGTTATTTATCAACACCTAATGTAATCATTATTAACACTAACACTGGAGTTCAAATAGACAGTGGATTTTTGGAACCAGTATTATTAGAAAATAGTATCGAATCTGTTAATATTGTAGAAACTCCAATTGGATTGCCAGCAAATCCAGTTACATTAAGAACAACAAACAATACAAATGGTATTGTTATTGAGGAAGTAATATCTAATAACAGTGGTATATTTACTTGCAGATTATCGACACCAAACCCTTCATTTTTAAGTAATCCTTTTTCAGCTGGTGACAGAGTTTTTATTGAAGGTATACAAAAAGTAGGAGCTGCTGGATCTGGATTCAATTCATCTGATTATGGT